TTTAATGTGTGGTCGAATATCATTAAAGATACTGAAATTCAGCTACTTGACCTATTTTATTGAGCTAAACTTTGTTAACTAACTCATTTATTTTCAACGGATTGAATAAAAATTTAACGAAGTATTAATATATATTATTTTTCGATAACTTCGAGATCATTTAAGATCTTGATTGCTTTCTCTTTTCCAAGCTCAGCGCATTTAACAAGCGCCTCATAAGCGGAGAGCTTACGTCCGCCATTAATTCCCGCATTACGCAGGATTAGTAAAAATTGAGTTTTGGAAATTTCCTCTCCTTTGTAAATGTAAGTAGTCATGTCCATAACGCAGAATTGTTACTGTTGCCACCAGCTCTATTATTATTACATCGCAAATATAAGCACAAAATTATTTGTTACCAAATAACGTAACAAGAATATTTGTGTTATTAACAACAATTAACTATATTAGATTGACGACTGTTCTGTTTTTAAATAAATCGACCCGTTTGTCAGAAAAAACACGGGGGTTATAATCTCTCAACTGTTCCGTTTTTAAATCATTGCCAAATTTGTATTAGAACTTGTTAACATATAACACGGACAATATGATACAATCGACTCTTAGCCAACAATGAACAGTGTGGAATGGTTTGTTTATCTTGCGTTTACGTCAAATAATGATCAAAGTAGCAAAAACGAGCCTATTTTTTTATCTCTTTTGCCGAAAAAGATAAGATATGATAGGATCTATTATTGGAGCAGCGTCATCCCTTGTTAGCGGAATAGCGGGGGGGATAAAGGCGAGGAAGGCCGCTAGAAAAGCGAACGCGGTCCTCGATAAACATGCCAAGGAGAACGAGGAGTGGTTTAACCGTAGGTATAACGAGGATTATACGCAAAGCGCAGAGGCGCAAGCCGCCCTTAACAGGGCAAGGGAACTCGCCGATGAGCAATACAAGAACACTTCCGGGACAGCCGCTGTCGTAGGGGCTACAGACGAGGCTATAGCGCAGGCCAAGAAAGCCGCGAACGAAGTTATATCGGATACGGCCGGATCTATAGCTTCCAACGCCACCGCGCGTAAGGACGCCGTGGAATCACAATACCTTGGCACGAAGAACAATATCAACAACCAAAGGCTATCTATATATAACCAGCAGGCCGCTAACGCCACGCAAGCCGCGAGCCAGGGGTTACAGGCTGGTATGGGACTTGTCGCCGCTGACGCGCAGGCGCATCTTTACAATAGCAAGGGTTTGATCGAGTCTATGTTAAATAAGAAATAAGCCATGTTGACGCTAGAGGAACAATATAACAGGAGACGAACCCCGGTCGTTAAAAGGCCGGAGTTGGCTAACACGCCATTGGTCGAGCCGGAGATAGCGGGAAGCCAGAACCCGGTAGCGGTACAGGACGCGAAAACGGATGCCGCAACACATAATGCGGTGGTTGGTGACGAGCCTCAACTTAACGATTACCAATGGACACAAAGGCTTTATGATACGCTTATCCAAAAGCCGATGAGCCAAGAGGAGGAGGAGCGAAGGAAGCGTGCCGCTTCGGTGGCTACGGGTATCGGGCACCTCGGAAACGTGCTGTCATCGTTCGCTAACCTCGCTTTCGCCGGGGAGGCGCCGTCCCAGAAGATACCTACAGTGGCGGATCCGCAATTGCGATCGTTCTCCGATCGTTTGATGGCCGAGAGACAGAAGTACGCTTCGGGTAAGCTCGCCGCCGCTAATAATGACTACAATAACTATCAAAGGGCATTGCAGCTTTACAGGCAGGATCAGTACCGGAAAGATCAGTATGATCTCGCGAGGGCTAAGTTGATGCAGGACGCCGCGCAATCCGCCATAAAGAATGACAGGGAGGATCGGAAGTTGATGCAGGAAGCCGATTATAAAAAGAAAGATCTTGCCATAAAGCAGGCGAATCTATACAGCCTTAAAAAGTATCGAGAGGCTAAGGCTAATGGATCATCCGGATCTGATAAGTCTATCGATATTATAGGCGAGAATGGTAGGCGTTTCCACCTTTCCGGAAAGGACAAGGAAGGTATTATAGCTTATATGTATAAGAGGATGTTGGAGTATGCCGAGAAGCATCCGAATGAAGTTGAAATATCTGATATAGGATGGGCGTTGGGTGAGGGAGGAGACCAAAAGACAAAGCAGGCTGCAATCGTAATGAGCAATATCCAAAATTTCCCGGAATTGTACGATGATTTCGATAAGGTGATAGCAGGGATACCTTTCAAGGAGTCGGATGTAGATGTAGAGGATTATCATCCTCCAATGGCACCTCAGACAGAATCTGATGATAATGTCATAAAATGGAAACCTCCCACGCTACCTGACAACAAGAAAAAGTAGATAACGTGATTTATTATCTATATAAGCAACTTAATAAGAAATATCCTAAAAATAACTATTGATATGCCAATATTTGAGTACGAAGGCAAGAAATATGATGTTGAGGATCGCTACATGGGTGATTTTTCAAAGTCTTTCCCGGACGCTACTTCCATATTCGAGAAAGATAATAAGAGATATAGAGTTAAGGCCTCCGATTACGGATCGTTCATGGACTATTATAATCAAGATAATGATAGCGTATCACGCGAGGATGTGAGCAATGGAGATACGGACTATGTATCGCTATCGAGCGTGAACCCTCCTCCTGTCGCGTTAAGGGAAGAGGTTGAGGTACCTATGAAGGATCAATCTGAATATGTTAATCCTTGGACTAACTCACCTGATTATAATTTCGAGTCCTTGCGTAAGAAAGGAAAGATTGAGACCTCTAATCCTACGCCTCCATCCGAATATGAGAAGGATTCTTCTTTTATGAATACTTGGGCTGGAGACGCTATACAGAAGATGGGCGCTGGATTAGCCGATCTTGGAGCCGGTATATCTGGAGTACTGGATAAGGCCTCAAAAGGGTTGGAATACGCTACCGGAGGAGCGTTATCTCATGGAGGAGCGTTCAAGGATGTATCTGATAGGTTAAATGCTGACGCGGAGTTCTTGCGGGCAAGATCAAATAGGTATAAAGGTAAGGACTTTACCGATTTGTGGAAGGAAGGGAATTACATGGGAGCTATAGGTGATATAGCCTTGCAGGGCGTAGAGTCTCTTCCTATGTCAATAGGGGCTATGGCGGCAGCGATGGCAGGAGCTCCAGCGGCCGGACTGGCTGGTATAGGCTCGATAGTGGCAAGCCAGAAATATGATGAGCTTGACAAGGATAACCCGAACATGGGAGAGTTCGCCAAGGTATCTAACGCTATTCTTACCGGTACCGCGGAATCCTTGTCTGAGGTGTTTGGCGCTGGCGTATCCAAGGCTTGGATGTCAACCTTATTCAAGACGTTAGGCAAGGAAAAGGCGAAAGAGGCTGTCAAGCGTGGCATAATGGGTAAGATGCAAGAGTTCTATAAAAAATTCGGTATGTTTTTCGAGCCTGTGAATGAGGGTATCGAAGAGGTATCTTCCACGCTGGCCGAGAATGTCACGGATAAGATAACAGGCGCGGATCCGGAAAGGGACTTGACAGATGGCGTATTGCGTAGTTTTGTATATGGTATGGGAGGAGGCGCTTATTTTACGGGTGCCGGAGCGTTGGCTAAAGGCGCGCGATACGCAGCGGATAAAATAGGAGGAGAACAGGATCAGCGGACTATAACGGATCCAAATGTTACAGATCAAGGGGTGGACGCTCCGCCTACATTCACTAAGTCAAGGTTCGCTGAGGCTATCGACAAAGGGCGTGGGATGACAGATCCCGGTGAGATAAGGATGGCTAACAGTACGATGCTTGATAAAAGGGCGTCATTGTCCGCGATCGACCCCAATCTCGCTGACCGGATAGAGGACTATGTGGATGACGGTGCCGGTGAGGCGCAGGTAATGAGCCTGCTTGACGGGGTAAGCGATGACGCCAGACGGTTGGCGGAGGATTTTTACGCGGATTACCTGATGGTGTACGGGCTTAAGGAACGTGTAAACGATGATATATATAATAATGTATCAGCGTACGTGGACGAGAACATAACGCCTTATGCCATGTATAACCCGGACGGTAGTCTTATCGTGACTACGGCTAAGCTTAGCATGGGTAAAGAGGATATACCCGTACACGTAAGGAGCATACAGGGAGATAATGCCGTTGTATCGTATAACGGTAAAGACATGATGGTGTCCGCTAAAAGGCTTAGCGATATTGTCGAGCAAGACGCCGAGGAGATGGAGCGCTCTTTCAAGGATCAAATGTTGTCGGAACGTATGACTGAGCTTGACATGGCGATGAACCATAATCCGAAGACGAAATTACCAAAGCCGGGGTTGATAATATGGAACGGTGATAAAGCCTTTATCATTCAAGGGCAAGACGAGAACGGTGATTGGATAGCCCAGCCAGCGGCCTATGATAAAGCTACCGGGCAGGTGACGGCCAAGAATGGATCTTCACCGGCTATGCCTATAACAGAGAAAGAGATTCTTGATCTTCAAGATGCCATGTACGACGTTCAAGACGCTGCTAATAACGATCGTGATACTACAGGAGGTATGGAGACGCTTACACCTGATAACTCGACTGTAGGTCAAATCGATGGGACAGGAGTTAATCCCATGGAACGGGTCGAAGGTGTAGAGAATACCGTTAGTCCGATTTCTTCCGCTCCCGTTGAGACGAAACAAGTCGAACCCGGTATAACTGTTGGCGATGGCGGACAAGCGAATGAAGTCAAATCCTCACCTATCGTAAGCAGGGAGGACGGTACGCCGGATTTCGTGGCCTCCGGTGTTGATAACACGTTGGACTTCCTGTATGATAAATACGGTGATAAGATGCCAAGGAAGATCGAAGTGACGAGAAAGTCGTTCGAGAAGGATCTGAAAAAGGCTTCCGATAAACTTGTCAAGGCGCAAGAGGCGTACGATGACGCTCCTATCGGAAAAGAGGATAAGGCGGAGGCCGAATTGACAAAAGCCCGACAAGAATATGACGCTATCAAGGTAGAGGCTGATTTCTGGGCTGAGCTTGATGATGGTATCAAGGAGGACAGCAGTAAACCGGTTGATACCATAGCAAAGGAGGAGATCCCCGATATGAATCCGATGAACGGGGAGGAGCTTGCCGCTATGATGCTTGCTAACGGATCGATCAAATTGACACGTGACAGTTACAAGAAAGAGTTGGGAGCGGGCAATGAAGAGTCTAAAAAGATGTTCGGACTGTTCGCGTCTCCACAAAAAGGAGGCGTAAGCATAGAGAGGGCCGGGGAGATATTGGAGCTAGCGGATAAGGAGAACGGGACTAACTTCTTCGATGAGAATGACCCTAACGCCGGAAGGGACGCTATCATAGAGGTATTGTCCTCCGCTCGTACGCGTGGTGACCTGATCCATTATATAAGGCTTAGACGTGAGGCCACAGCCGAGCGTGAGAGACAGGCCGAGTATAACGCTTACGCCGAGTGGTGCGAGGAGAACTATCATATGTCACCGGAGGAATACGAGGCGTATGGGGAAGACTTTATCAAACAGTACGATATTGCCACTGATGAAGCGATAAATCATGTTAATGGCGAGATCGCTGACGAAATACAGGTGATAATTAATGAAGAAAGTGAAATAGATGCTATCTTAGCGAGAAAAAACGAATCGAATGAAGAGATTGAACGAAATGACAAAGGAGGAACTGGCGGCTTGCGCGAAGGAGGCGATCAGGTATTGCCGGGAGAACAACCTATACAGACCGGGGGAACTGAAGGAATTGATCAAGGATACACGGAAGTTTATACCAATATCGATCGCTCGGATGGAGCTGCACAAGAAGGCTCACCCGAAGGGATAAAACCTATAGGGAAAGGGGTATTTGGTAACATATACGACCAATTCAAGGGAAAGGTAAAAGAAGCGTTCGATTTCTTGGTTAATCACAAGGAAGGAGATCTTCTAGGCGTATTTCATAGAGACGGTATTGGTAGTATAGATCTTGTATGGGGTAATGATAATGGAGGTCTCAAACACATCATAAAGAGGCATATTGAGGAACAAAATGATTTTTCTGATGTATCTGAGATCCAATCGGCCATAAATGACGCTATATCTAACGGTGATATAGTTCGTGAGAATGAAGACAAGATCGTATTACAGACTGATAGATATAAAGTATCTATAAATAAACAATACCGTGATGAAAATGGTAACGTTATTGAAAGGAAGAACTGGGTTGTAACAGCATTTGATAAGACTAATAAAAAAGGGAAGAAGAAAAATACCCCGTCAAGAGAAACTTTAACAACTCCTTCCTCTAACCTTAATAAGGCTGATGGGGTGACTTTACCATCAAACGGAGGTATTTCAACTGACAAAGGTAAAGTATCCTCTTCTGAAAAACAAGAGAAAGGGGCTAAATCATTTGTATTACCTTCACCAAAGGAGAACGAGAACCCACTGGACTATGCCGAGCGCATAGTGGAGGCCAAGAGATTACACGATGAGAAGCTAAAGGAAAGCGATACCTATAAAGCTAATGATACTGATAATTATAGTATTGTACCCTCCCAATATACTACCAAGAAAGGGAAAGTACTTGATATGCGGCTATTGAGGTTCGGCAATGAGTTGTCGAAGGAACAGCAGCGTGCCGCCAAAGAGATAGCCAAGGCTGAAAAAGGCTGGTATGACAGGGAGCAGCGAGGATTCATGATGCGTAGCGATGAAAGCGCTAGGAGATTGGCTGATGCCATTCTTAACGATGCCGATGCCATAAGCGACGCGCAACCTATTTCTCTCGAGGACACACGCAGGGTCTTAGAGCCTCAAAAGGTAAATGTGGAAACCCTTATTGGTGATCTCAACGATAAGGGTAAGGCTAAATTGAGCGATCATATCGTTAACCCGAGCGGCAACCGCCTTGTTACAGATGAGCGGTACGCGGAACTGCGTGAGCGCATGCGCAAGAAACTAGGCGGCCAGATGAATATGGGTATCGATCCTGAGATACTGGCTATAGGTACTGAGATGGCGGTTTATCATATAGAGAAAGGATTGCGTAAGTTCTCGGATTACTCAAAGGCTATGATCGATGATCTAGGCGACGCCATACGACCGTATCTTAAAGCTTTCTACAATGGAGCGAGGGATTTGCCGGAAGTAGGAGAGAACGGATTGGATAAGGATATGACCACTTATGAGGATGTCCGTTCGTTTGACGTAGCTAATTTTGATAAGCCCGTACCGGATATAATGGAGACGGCCGAGACCGTTGTCAAAGAGACTGAGATCGCGGGACAAGCGAGCGAGGCTGAGAAAAAAATAAAAAATAGCCGGAAAAAGCGAACGGGGAACAAAGACAAAACGTTACCTTCGCGTGGTAACGATTTATTCAATCCTAATAATATTAAAGACAATGAGCAAGGAAATTCAAGAGCGGATCAAGGCGTGGGAAGAGAAGCACGGCAAGAGGATCGAGGACCTGAACGGGGAGGAGAAATTGGAGGCGTGCATGGAAGTGATGTGCCTGACACGGAGAGAGGCAGAGGAATACATGTCGGCGATGGCGACAAGAAGCCTGTTGTAAGGAATCAAAACAATTTCAGTTTCACGGATAAAGGGATTGAGATCCCATCCGGTGATATATCCAAGTTAAAAGCCAATATCGAGGCGATAGAAACGCTGAAAGAAGTAGAGGACGGACAAGGGAAACCTACCCCGGAACAACAATCCAAGATGTCAAGGTACGTTGGATGGGGAGGTTTGTCCGAAGCCTTGAACGAGGGCAAATACAACGTTCGTGATAACAATTGGTATAAGGACCGGAATTGGAATGATAAGTATCTACGCTATTACGAGAGACTAAAATCCTTATTAAGTAAAGAGGAGTTCGACAGTGCCGTCCGTTCCACGACAACCTCTCATTATACCCCGTCCGAGGTGGTGGAAAGCTTATGGGGAATAACGGAGAGACTTGGATTCAAGGGTGGCAATATCAGTGAGCCGGCCATGGGTATAGGCAACATAATCGGTATGATGCCAAGGTCTATATCCGAGAACTCAAATATAAGCGGGTTTGAGATAGATAGTTTGTCCGGTCGTATGGCGAAGGCCTTATATCCTGACGCTAATATAAAGGTGCAGGGATACGAGAAATCGTTTTCACCGAGATCGAAGGACTTGGTTATAACGAACGTCCCATTCGGGAAAAACGCTCCATATGATAAGGTCTTAGATAGGCAATTCAGGAAAAAACTTGGTTCATCTTATAATCTCCATAATTATTTTATCCTAAAGGGGCTTCTGGAATTGAAAGAAGGTGGTCTCGGCGTATTCGTAACCTCCTCGGCCACGATGGACGGTGCAGATAGTAAGTTCCGCGAGTACGTGAGCGGGAACGGTTATGACCTTGTAGGAGCTATCCGATTGCCTAATGACGCTTTCCAGAAAGGGGCTGGCACGAGTGTAACAGCTGATATCGTTATATTCCGTAAAAGAAAGAATGGGGAGCCTTCGAATGGGATAGGGTTCGTTACAACTACGCAGATAGGCGAGGGTACCTATATGGAAAACGGTGATAAAAGGAGCAAGCCTATCATGGTGAACGAGTATTTCGCCAATCATCCCGATATGATGTTAGGTGATATGATGACCGCTTATGACGCCGGTAGCGGAGGTCTATATAGTGGAGCCTCGCAGACATTGAAAGCCAAGACCGGCGCCGATTTAAGCGAGGAGCTATTTAACGCCGTTGATAAACTACCGAGGAATATCCTATCGGGTGTCGTGGAGACCAAAGACCCGGATGTCGTGGGTGGCTCAACCTTGAAAGATGGTACTATCACCGTTAAGAATGGCGATGTCTTTGTTTTAGATGGAGAGTCGTTAAAACCGATTAAGGCGGATCCTACGTTCGTCCATAACGGGAAGACCCGGAAAATAGCTGACGCGGTAAATGATTACAATGATATAAAGAGAAGCCTATACGATCTTATCCATGATGAGCAGACAAAGGGTGTTGACCCCGAGCCAGCGAGGAAAAGGCTGAACAAATTATATGACGATTTCGTGTCCAAATATGGGACACTTAACAGGAACAAGGCGTTGGATGATATTTTCGCCGAGGATGTCGAGCATGGATTGCCATTGTCTTTGGAGACCGTGAAGAGGGTACCTTCCTCGACCGGTAAATCCATGGTATGGGAAGTATCGAAAGCGGATGGTATCTTGAATAAGCGTGTAAGTTATCCATTCGAGATGCCGACAAAAGCGGATAATGTATCGGATGCCGTCAATATAAGCAAGTCATATAAAGGCAATATTGATATACCTTATATCTCGGAGATAACGGGTATGGATGAGGCGAGCGTGACAAACGAGATACTAGAGAAGGGAATCGCTTATAGGGATCCTGTTACCGGGAATATAGTAGACAAGAGCGAATATCTATCCGGAAACGTAAAAGATAAGTTGGTTGAGGCTAGGGCGGCATTGGAAGATCATCCGGAGTTCCGGAAAAACGTGGATGACCTTGAATCCGTACAGCCGGAACGTATACCCTATGGTGAGATAAGTTATCGACTTGGGACTACGTGGATCCCGTCTGAGTTCATAAATGATTTCGCTGATAACGTACTGGGCATATCCTACGCCAACGCTAATTTTATCCCGGAGATCGGTGAGTATATTCTTGATAAGGGGGCGTTCATATCCGATTACGCTAAAGCCGGTCAATTCAATACCCAGCGAATGGATGTCATAGACGTGTTCAAGGCCGCTCTTAACCAACGTAAGCCAAAGGTCTATGACGAGATTAAATATTATGAGGACGGTAAGCAGAGAACGAGAAAGGTCGTAAACGAGCAGGAGACACAGGCCGTCGCCGAGAAGATATCCGACATGTCCGATAAGTTCGTTGAGTATATTGACTCTAAGACGATGTTCCATGGTCGTATCGAGGACGTGTATAATGATAGATATAACAACTATGTGCTAAAAAAGTATGACAAACCGTTCTTTGAGCATTATCCTAACGCCAATAAGGATATAACGCTTATGGATCACCAGAGCAAGGCGGTTCAACGTTGTCTGTCCGAGAGTACGTTACTCGCTCACCAAGTCGGTACGGGAAAGACCTTTACAATGATTACTTCCGCCATGGAGATGAGAAGGCTAGGTATAGCGAGGAAACCCATGATCGTCGTACAAAACGCTACGCTTGAGGATTTCGTACGTGACTTTTATAAACTGTATCCTTCCGCTAAGATCCTATCCCCTACAAAGGAGGAGCGTAACGCTGATAATAGGATAAGGCTGTTCAACCTTATAGCTACCGGTGATTTTGACGCCATAGTCGTACCGCAGTCGTTCATGTCGTTTATACCGGATAGCGAGGAGAGGAAAAAGGCATATATCCAAAAGCGAATAGCCGCTTTTGAGGAGGCTATCGTTCGCATAGAGGACAAGGCTCTACAGGATAGGTTGAGAAGGGAGGCCAAAAGTATGCGTGATTCCTTGGAAGGTACAAAGAAAGGGAAAAACGTAAAGGACAAGGCAAAGACAGCGGAGACTATCACGGCCAAGACTGAGCGTGTCCTTGACAGACGTACTGATAACGTAATGACGTTTGAGCAAATGGGTGTTGACGCCTTGTTCATTGACGAGGCGCATAATTACAAGAAGATCGGGTTCCCAAGTAAGATGTCGAACGTTAAAGGTGTCGATACGGGCGCGTCGCAAAGGGCTAATAGCATGTTGCTGAAAGCCCAATGGGTATCCGAGAATAATGGTGGCCGAAACGTGGTTCTCGCTACCGGGACACCTATCACCAATACGATGGCCGAGGTATGGACCATGATGAATTTCGTGTCACCCGATATACTTGACGCGTATAATATAAATAGCTTTGACGAGTTCGCCACCACTTTCGGGACGGTTGAGCCTTCATTGGAGTTTACCGCTACCGGTAATTTTAAGATAGCTGAGAGGTTCAAGAGTTATACGAATGTGCCAGAGCTTATAAAAGCGTTCAGGAGCCATACGGACGTTGTGTTGACGGAGGATGTCAAGGAGTTCAAGGAAGACAAGAATATCCCTAAGTTGAAAGACGATAAGATTACGAATGTCATTGTCGAGAAGAACGAGGACTTGGAGGATGTCATGCAAACACTTATCAAGGAACTAGAGGATTATAACAAATTGAATGGGAAAGAGAAGAAGGATAAGAGCGCGCTACCCTTGGTCGTGTTCAGTAAGGCTAAGCAGGCTGCTATTGACCTTCGTTTGCTTAATCCGGCATTCCCCGACAACCCCGATAGCAAGACAAACAAGGTAGTCGATAACGTATTGAGATTATACAAGGAGAGCGATAAGGATAAAGGCACGCAACTTATATTCTGCGATAGTTATCAATCCCCTTCCGAGACCCCGAAAATGGATTTATTCGATGTCGATCTATCCGTTCCCCAGTTTAATTTGTACAACGACATAAAGGAGAAGCTTATCAAGGGAGGTATCCCGTCTGATCAGATAGCTATCGTTGGCAACTATGAGGGAGAAAGGAGAAACGCCTTGTTCGATAAGGTACGTAATGGGGATGTACGCGTTCTTATAGGTAGCACCGAGAAAATGGGAGTGGGTGTCAACGTGCAAGATCGCCTATTCGCCTTGCATCATATTGACGCACCGATCCGGCCTATGGATTTTGAACAACGTAACGGCCGTATATTAAGACAAGGTAACTTGTACGCCACATGGGATAAACCGGTGAACATCGTCACATATGGGGTTAAAGGTACGCTTGACGCTACCGCCTATGACAGGCTTCGCATAAAACAAAACTTCATCAACCAGATGATGAAGGGCGATATATCGTCCCGTGTCATGGAGGAGCAAGACGATAGCGATCCGTCCGGGATGACATTTAGCGAGATGGCGGCTACGTTATCAGGAGATAAGACCGCGCAACTGCTGTTTGTGGCACAGAACAAGCTGAAGAAGTTGCAAAACTCAAGGAGGAGCGATCTTAACAGTAAGTCTTCCATGCGTGACTCTATATCTAACTCAAAACTTAGGATACGAGAATACAACAGCCGGAAGGATATCATGGAAAGGAACGCCAATATCGTAAAAGAGGGCTTCCCTGATGGGGTTGAGTCCGTTACTGTTAAAGGAAGTACTTTCAGGGAGGGTATATCGAATGAGCTTACACCCATTATTGAGGATTACTATGATAGATATACGCTTGACAGGAACACCCCTCCTCTGAAAATCGGTCTCAACGGAGGAAAAGGGGAGGCGATCGTGCATTTCAATGAAGGTATGATGGTCTATAGCTTATATTTAGGAAAGGAAAAACTGGTTGATAACCGTGATTTTAGCGGCGGCAGGGGTTTGATGGCTAGCATAGACAGGCAGTTGGGGATTCCGGCTAAATCCGTCTCGGATATATCCGATAAAATAAAGGCGGAGGAAAACAAGATAGCGGGATTAGAGGAAGCCGTTAAGAAACCGTGGGGAAAAGAGGATGAACTTAGCGCGGCTCAGGCGGAGGTTAATGATCTCCAGAGACAATTGGCCGAGAAAGCTAAAGCTAATGATGCTCAGACAGAATCAACTCTTGGCGTTGATGGCACTTCGGTAAAAGAGGAAGGGGAGACCCGGTTCCGGTTCTTTGGGGTAGATACGACCAATGATCAGGATAATGTAAGTTCCATTGAGTCATCAATCAACGATTTGTCTGATAAGCTTGGTGTCAAGGTGTCGATCATACGTGATACCAATGATATAACTGATGCTAACGATAGGTTGCGGGCACGTAAGAGAGGGTCGAAGGGATGGTATCAGGACGGTGAGGTGTTTATCGTGTTGCCGAACGCATCATCGGTAAATGACGCTGTGGCGACCTATCTGCATGAGGTTGTAGCTCACCACGGTTTACGCGAGTTGTTCGGGGATGATTTCGACACGTTCCTTGATAACGTGTACCGGAACGCTGACGATGGTATCCGTAAGAGAATAATGGAAATGGCTAAAGGTGATCCAGCGAACCTTCGTGAGGCTACGGAGGAATACCTTGCCGGGTTGGCCGAGCGCGGTTTCGATAACAAGGCCGAGCGATCGTTATGGGAGAAGATAAAGGACGCCTTTCTTGATATGTTAAGGAAGTCCGGTATCACGCTTGATATAAAGTTGTCCGATAATGACCTACGTTATATCCTTTGGAGGAGCTATAGGAATCTTGAACAAGGCAACCTGATGGACATGGCCGAGGATGTTGTCATGAGAGACAGGTTATCCATAGGCGACAAATCCGTTTATAGGGATGGTGACGTTATGCCTTCCGATATACGTGGCAAGCTCTATGAGGCTAAGCGTATGGACAGGGAGAACGATGAGAAGAAGTCACGTATCGATAAGTTACGCGATAGCGAACCGGTTAACATCGATTTCAATGGTGAGTATGAGCTGAACAGAGATAGCGCCAAACAATGGATGAAAGATAATATCAGGGGTGAATACGTTAATTCTGATACCGGTGACAGGATAACCATAAGCAAGACAGGAGCTAATAAGGTTACATCACATGGTGAGAGGGAAGAAGAGCATCTTAAATCCATATCGTCAATACCTTCTCTTATCGAGAACTCTATATTTATTGATGAATATGAGAATGATAAAGGTAACGATAAGTATGACAGTTATCGTTATTATGTATGCGGCGCTAAAATAAACGGTGAGGATTATACTGTTAAGATCGTTGTAGGTGTGAAAGGAGACTATAAATACTACGATCACAGGCTTACTCAAATAGAAAAAGGCAATCTGATAAACGACCTTAACGGAATGGCAAAATCCGTAGCCGACGATCAGAATGCCTTATCTGGAGTCAAAGATAAGAAGTTGTTGTCAATTCTCCAAACGAACGACCAAGAAAACGCAAGGAAAATATATGAAGCGACCGGATGGAGGAAAGACGGTAACGGTGATTGGGTTTATGACAAGAATAATTTAAACGAGGATAACAATGGATCAAACGAGGGAGATATTGTCATGAGAGACAGGTTATCCATAGGCGACAAATCCGTTTATAGGGATGGTGACGTTATGCCTTCCGATATACGTGGCAAGCTCTATGAGGCTAAGCGTATGGACAGGGAGAACGATGAGAAGAAGTCACGTATCGATAAGTTACG